AAGCCGACCTGGAGCCCAGGCGCTGGTCGCGTGCGGCGCGCCGCGAGCGTTCCCGGCAACGGCACGGTGAGCGGCATGGCCGGGCGTGCCGGACGGCCGGAGAGCGTCGGCGGACCTTTGATCGGCGGCGTCGGCGCGCGCCCCGGCGGCTCGCCGAGAATGCCGCCGCCCTGTCGCTTTTTCACGCCACCACCGTGCTTTTGCTGCGGTGGCGTTGGTGGCGGCTCCGCCAGCGAAGCAATCGGCGGACTAGCCACGCCAGGCCCGCCGCCGCCCATTAGCTCATCCTCTGTAACGTCCCCCGCGTCTTCGTCCTGCTGCTTCTTTTTATCGGCGGGGCCGCCGTCTTGTCGCTTGACCACACCGCCCTTTTTCATGCCGGGCATCGGTCCCGGCATTGGCGGGCGGATAGGCGCGATTGGCGGACGCGCGATCGGCGCTGCCGGCCCTATGGGCGGTGCGCCGATCGGTGCGGCGCCCACCGGGGGGGCAATCGGTGGACGCACCGGCACAGGAACCGGACGCCTGATCGGCACCACGCCGGGCCGTGGGGCGGCCAGAGTGCCGCCACCGCCTTGCCCACCAGGCGCCGAGATCACGATGTTGGTCGTGTGATGTGGTTTGGTTCGCTTCTTGCCGCGCACGGCGCCGCCGTTCGCCATGCGATCGGCGCGCCCGCGCGCTTTCTTGCCGGGGATGGTGAAGCCGACGTCCCTGCCGGCATTTTTGCCGGGGTACGTCGTCTTCTTATACATGTTGGACGAGCCGTGCGGCTTGCCGGCGGTCCCGTGAAGTCTTGCGAGTCGGCGCTTTTGCGATGCCTGCGCCTCGCCTGCATACGGATGTGCCATTTCTCCCTCCATCCCTCTTCGGTTAGAGTATGCGCCCTGGCGCAGGATTGAACGCCATCGCCGGCGGCCACAGCTGCGCGAAAGCCTGTGACACCGGCGTCGCCTCGGGATGTACCAGCGCGCTTTCCGCCAGCTGCATGCGCTCGTTGGCGAGCTTCGCGGCCTCGATACGCTCGCGTGAGGCGCGTTCCTCGCGATTGTTCTGCAGCTGCATGCTCTCGATCAGCATCTTGAACTTCTCGCTCAGAAGCTCAAGCATCATCTTGTTCCTGCTGTCCTCCTGATCTTGCGCCAACTCCTGCATCTTCATTTGCAGGTCGCCCATCGCCTTCATCGCCTTCGGATCGGCGGGCGCGCCTTGCCCGGGCGGGGCGAACAGTTCCTCGATCTCGCCCATGCCGACCATCTGCGCGACCTTCCGCACGACCGCGTGCAGGTCCCACATCTGCGGGTTCATCTGCACCAGCTGCACCAGGGCAACGGCTTTCATCACTCTTATAGTGTGGGATGGAGTATTCGGATCGGCACGCGGCGAGAGGTTGCACTTCTTGAGCGCCCTGATCAGGTCCTCTTTCTCCCACTGTTGCGCCGGCGTACCTTCGCTGTCCTTGCACAGCAGCGCGTCGGGCTGGTCGATAAAGAGATTTCTCAGCAGGTCGAACTCTTCGGCCTGGGCGATGTGCATGCCCTTGTGCACGCTGTCCAAGACTTTGACCGCCTGGTCGAGCATGGCCAGCGTAGTGCCTACAGGGACGTCTTGACGGCCCTCCCCGACCATCAACTCCGGCGTTCCGCCGACACGGCGCGCCTCCTCCTCGATGTGCTTGGTAACCTGCACCAAGCCGGCAGTGACGTCCTTGTAGGGTAGATTCATCACGTGGTTGCCGATCGGCTGGCCGCCAGTGTTGATCCTCACGCCGGCACCGAGGCCGACGCGGAACGTCATGGTGTCCTGACGTCCCACAGTCTCGGAATAGAGGAATCCCGGCCACGAACTAAATCCTGCACTGTCCAGGGCAAGGCGCCAGGCCGTGGTGACGGCGGCGGTGGCGTTTCCCATGATTTGGAGTAGCCCGATGCCATAAAAGCCCAGACCGTCCACGAACGGGTATTTAACAATGGGCATGTGCTTGAGGTATAGTTCATCGTCCTGGTCCCAGTTGCGGCGGACCTCCAGCACAGTCTGCGAGTCTTTATCGATGCTCACCCGGTAAGGGAGCGCCAGGCCGGTGATGTGGCCGTCTTCCTTATGCTCGAAGCCGGCGATGTCCAGTTCGCAGTAAGACTCGTAGACCGTGTGCTTGTAGTCCTCCTGCCGTGTCGACCACACATTGAGCCCGGCGACGTCCTTCTCGGCGCTCTCCACGGCGTCCGGCGACGGTGCTGTCGGCGGCATAAGATCGACGTCGAGATAGTTGCCGGACAGCTGCATCCGCCTCATCACGCTCTGTCGCATAAAGATACGATGCGTGACACGGCCGCATTCGTGCAGCGAGACTTCGTTGTCGGAGACGATGATGTCGTCGGCGTCGACGGAGCGTGACACCGGGCGCCGGCGCACGGGGCAGCGGTAGACTTTCTTGAAGCCTGAGCCGCCGAACCCCTGCATGAAGAACATGCGCGTCGTGTCGGGGTAGTATTCCCGGTCCACGCTCGTCAGGTAGCGGTTGAAAAGCTGCTCCAGGTCATCCGCGAGGGTATCGTCGTCGGCGCCGGTTTCGTCGCGCGGGCGCGCGGCCTGCTTCTCCAGGAAGGCGCGGCGCGGAGTTTTGGCCGTTGCCGAGTTCGTGACTTTGACCGGGCCGCCGGCAGGAAGGAGTTCTCCCCGCGCGTTGGCCTGGTGCCGCATCACGGCGTCCAACAGGATGGGCGTGCGGATGGTGGTCTGACCTTCGACCGCAGTATCGGCGTCGGCCGTCGGGCTCCTGGGGTTTTCGATCTTCAACGCCAGGTGTTTGATGCCGGCGGCGCGGCGATCGAGCCAGTCGCGGCGGGTTTCGATGTCGGCGTCGATGCCGTTGAGGAGTTCGTCGCAGATACGAGCAAGCTCGCGCTCATCGATGAAGGCGGCGAGATTGGCGTTGTGTTTCTTGGCGTTTTCCCTGGGCTCGCCGGTCGGCTTCTTGCCGTCCAGTCTTATGAGCAGCGAGCCATCGGCGCGCTCGATGCCGATGCTCTCGACCGGCTCCTCGGCGTCTTCTTGCAGGACAATGGTGAGAGGTCCGAGATCGTCCGGGGGCGCTGTTGGCGGCGGACGGCCGGGGAAGTCATCAAGGTTGCGGTAGTGCTCCGTAGGGGTGAGGGCGCTACCATTGCCATTAGCCATGTCTACCCTAACCTCGGGTAAATCCCGTCATTTGGCACAGGAAATGTGAGCCGACCGGGGCGGTCACGCCGGCGGCGAGGCTGTAGGAATGCCAGCCTTCGGGGGGAGTGCAGAAGCCACCGATCGGGATGGATTCCTGCACGCCGCCTGCCCACGGCGTGGTGCCGGGTGTCGGCATGGAGACGAACGTGGAAATCCCGTCGATACCGATGTTCGCATACAGGGTTTCGCCCGACGTTGGGCCGCTGCCGTCGACGTAGACGCACACGTTGGAAATGGCGGCGACGGCTTCGTTCGCCCAGTTGAGGGCGAGAGCCATGATGCCGCCGAGTTGCGGATAGTTCAGCGAGGTGGTGAAATTGATTTGCGCGCCGGAGATGAACTTGTTGACGCGATTGAACCAGCTGAGCACGCCGCGCCAGCCTGAATCGTCCTGGAACTGGGCCGAGGCGTTGGTCTGGCACATGCCGATCAGGGTGTACTCCTGATACTCGACCGTGCCGGCGGCATTGAGCATGATTTCGGTGCCTTCGTTGCCGGATGCAGTCGAAGGCCCGTGCAAGACGCTGCCGAACGGCTGGAAGTTGGCGGTGAGCACGCCGTTCACGTCGATGACGAAGATGAAATATCCCTGATTGGCCGCCAGGTTCGATGACGGATTGCCGCTGACGTAGACGCTAGTATTGGCGAGGCCGGCGATACCGGCGGTCGGGATCGGGCGGTAGCAGCCGTTGTGTTTGATAGCGCCGCCGTCGCGCGGCGAGAACTTGAGCAGGCCGGCGCTTTGATACTGCAGCACGCCGCCGGTCTTCTGTGTGATCAGCGCACCGGCGCGGTTGAAGCCGCCCTGATCGGTGTATTGCAGGACATCGGCCGGGAACATCGTCAGCTTGTAGAGTTGCGCGACGACGGTGCCGTCGGTGTGTTGGACGGTGACGTCGGCGGGGCTCGACGGGCCGCCGTTGTGGCGCGCGTGCAGCGTCTTGATGTTGCGTTGGACGCCGGCCGCGGGCGCGCCGGCAACAGAGGTAGTGCTGGCGGTGGTGATCTGGGTGTTGGTTGCGCCGGGCGTGACCACGCCGGTCGAGGTGTTGGTATCCACCCAGCTGGCGTGCACGACGATGGTTGCTGGTCCGCTGGTGACGATTTGCAGCCGGTCGTTTGGTGACGTCAGAAGCAGCATTAGCTGGCCCCTTATGGTCTGCCGCCAAGTACCGGCAGGAAGCCGACCTCATCGATGTATTGCAGGGTGGCGCCCGGCGGCAGCGTTACGACCTGCATGGCGACCGGGACCGTGCCGTCGGTGTGCGTCACGATGATGCCGGCGTTGGCGGCGCCGCGGTTACGGACGTGCAGCGTCTTGACGTTGCGTTGAACTTGCGGGGGGCCGAGGGCTGGCGCGCCTACAACGTCGACGGTGGTAGCCGTGGTGATGCTGGGGGTGTTGGTCCTGCCGGGGCCGACCGCGCCGGCGACGTTATCCATCCAGCTGGCATGGACGTCGATGGTGCTGGCGTTTTGCACCGTGACCTGCAGCTTCGAGGTATTCGAGGCGAGAATCAGCATGGGTGGACTTTACCCCGATTAGGCCATTGCCGGGTAGAG